ATTTTTAGGGCCGAAATCAGGGCTTTCCAAAACGTCTACGCGCCTACGGGAACCCAATCAGCCCCTTCATACGGGACAAAAATCCACGAAAAAACAACGCATTACGCGAAACGGTGACGAAAACGGGACAAAAAGAAGGATAGGGGGGGCTACGACCCGACCCGCGAAGTGCATTTTCGCCAATCGCCATCTCGGGTCACTCGAGAAATCTGAGCAAATTTGAAAACGTCAGGATCAACATCAATGAGCACACCAAGAAAGCGCAAGAACCCCAAATGGCAGCAAAGCCCAGAGGCTTCTAAGCTCACGCCCCTCCAAGTTTCACAGCTACGCCGCCGCTTATTCGAGCATGTCGACGATCAGGTGGACGAAGCCCACTCAGTTGTCATGGGCCGCAAGCAATGGTCGCCCACACAGGCCCGTGTCTTCTCCACAATGCTGAATAAGGTCATGCCCGACCTCACAGCGTCGTTTACCCAGCATGAACACACCATCTCCGACGCACCAGAGAAGCTATCTCGCGCTCAACTAGAGGCCATCGCTTCCACAATGGGCGACATCATCGAAGGTGAAGCTACAGAGGAGGAAGATAAATGACCCTCACGCCTCAGAAAGCCGCTCGCCATCTCCTAAAGCTCAAGGCCGCAGAGGATAACTTCCTCGGGTTTGTCAAAGCCGCCTTCCCAAGCTGGGAGCTCCCCGACTTTCACCTCAAGATGATCGACGCGCTCGACAAGTTAGAAAAGAACACGCTCACATCTCACTTCGGGCGAACGCCATCCGAGTGTAAGGGCGTAGAGGAAGTTCCTGTCCGAAACATTCTCATCACCATGCCGCCAAGGCACGGCAAGTCCACCTATGGCTCTGTCATTTTCCCCGCCTACTTTATGGCGAAGAAGCCGTCGCGCTACATGATGTCCACATCCTACAACTCTCAGCTCGCGACTGACTTCGGGCGCCAAGTCAGAGACCTTGCCAACGAGCCTATTACCCAGCAGGTCTTCCCTGACTTTGAGATGAGCCAAGACAGCCGTGCCGTAGACCAATGGCGCACCACCGCTGCGGGTGCCGCCTACTTCATCGGCGTAGGTGGTACGACCTCGGGACGTGCCGCTAATCTCCTACTTCTTGACGACCCACTCAAGTCACGCGAGGAAGCAGAGAGCGCGACCCAGCGCAATAAGATTTGGAACTACTACGTCTCCGCTTTATCCACCCGCCTTCAGCCTGACATTGACAACATACCTCCGGCCCAGATTGTAATCCTTACTCGCTGGCATCCCGACGACCCTGCGGGTCGCCTCATGGAGACGGAGGATTGGAAAGAAGGGCGCTGGATACACATTAACTTCCCTGCCGTATCAGAGAAGCGAGGGGAGCCCATTTCGCGCGCCTATCTGCCTGAGGATCACCCGGATCACCTTCCATCGAACGAGGTTTCCAAGCTCACCAAGTCTAAGCGTTACATTTACAAGACGGAACGCACGGCCCTCTGGCCCGAACGCTTCCCACTTGACGACTTAGAGCGCCGTGAACGTCTAAATCCCCGCGAATTTGCCAGCCTTTACCAGCAATCCCCTTTCATCCAAGGCGGTAACTTAATTAAGTCTAGTTGGTGGCAGACATATCCACCCGATATGAAGCCTGAGCGGTTCACATCCCTCATCATCGCCGCTGACACGGCCTTCAAGGCCAAGCAGAACAGCGATTACAGCGTAATGATGGTCATGGGTCTCGATACAAACGGCGATATTTACATCGTAGACGCTGTTCGAGAGCGATTTGAGTTTCCAGACCTCAAGCGGCGCATGATTATGCTTAATACTGAGTGGCGCGGCAGGGGTCTTCGCGGCATTTACGTCGAGGATAAGGCTTCTGGGCAGTCTCTCATCCAAGAGCTCAAGCGAGAGAGTGGTGTTTCTGTCATTCCGTACCGCGTTGCCGCCGATAAGGTATCGCGTCTGAGCGCTGTGCTCCCTCTTATCGAGGGTGGTCGCGTATTCCTTCCCGAAGTAGCCCCGTGGCTCGACCCATTTATGGACGAATGCCAGACTTTTCCCTCTGGGAAGCACGACGACATGGTGGACGCCTTGGCTATTGGTCTCGACGTTCTCGCACGCACGCCCACAACGGGTTCGTATTACGTCCCTCCTACATTCAGTACGGACGACAAGTCATCTGTGTTCATCGCAAAGTCAGACTTGAATGTTTCCGGCTCGCAGTGGCGCGGTTGGGGGGAGTGAGGACGACGGGCCTCATTAGATAAGAGTAAATAGAAAACATGGCCTCTAATTACACCAACTACCGCGCAGAGTTTACACCACTGAACGACGGCATTGTCGTCGACCTCTCCGACCACGCTGACGCGCTAACCCAATACGAAGACATTTCCTCTCTCCTTACGGATGAGCAGGAGCAGCGTCTTGTCCAGTATGTTAAGTCTGCGATGCAGATGTCTTACGACCGCATCTCGAGGCGATACGATCATTGGAAGCAGGCAGACCGAGCGCACGACGTGTACGTTCGCCCGGACGCTACATCTTTTAAAGAGAAGGCGGTCATTGCAGATACGAGAGCAATCGCCGACACCGTTCTTACATATTTGATGGCAGCTCTAACTGGCCGCAATCCAATGTTCCAACTTGAAGGTCTCAATAGAAAGTCGCGGAAGTCTTCTGCGATCATCGAGCGCCTTCTCCATCAGCAAATGCGCCGCACGGCAGGGGAGGCCCGAATTGCCCAACACCTTTTGGACTGTATCAGGTATGGGTACGCGCCCACCAAAGTCACATGGAACGCCAACACCCGATCAAACGAAATTACCAACTTCGACCCGCGCCGCGTATTCCACGACCCCAGATGCCAATGGGGAGATTGGGAGCGGATGCAGTACATCATCTTTTCTGATTTCTCATCTTATGACGCTCTACTCCAGACAGGCCTATACCCCAAGCTCGCCAAGTACCCAGCCCTCCGCAACCGCCTCACACCTCCGGCTGGTGGCTGGGACGGACACCGCTGGCACGCCGAAGCTGGAAGAGGACTAAGCATTGACCCTGCCGAGAGGAACCGCCGAGAGAACGGTGGCTCCTTCTTCACATTGGGTGACAGCCGCATCGTAGACGAATGCTGGATACGTTTGGCCGGCTACGAGGTGAACCTACCGCAGCTTGACCATCTTTACATGGTCGTAACTATTCTGGACGAAGGCGTAGTCATCCGTGCCCAGCTCAATCCCTACGGGCGACAGTTCCCTACGGTCATCGGTGGCCTCTATCACGACGCCCACAAGACCTACGGCCAGTCCCTCTACGACTTGCTACTTCCTCTACACGATATTTCCACATGGCTACTTCGCTCTCGCATCGACAATGTTCAAGCGAGCCTTACCAACTTAATCTTTGCTGACCCTACACAGGTCGCAATCAACGACCTCATTGACCGCAACCCTCATGGGATCGTGCGAACAATGCCGGGAGTTGAACCCGGTAAGGGCGTATTCATAGCCAACGTACCTGATGTAACCAGAGGCCACTGGAATGACATCGGCGCCATGTCTGAATTAAAGCAGAGACTTAGTGCCGCTTCCGACGCCCAGCAGGGTATGCCTACTGCCGAAGGTGGTGTTCGTACTGCTACGGAAATCCAGCGACTAACACAGCTTGGCTCCCAACGCCTCGGCGTTCTATCTCGGATTATTAGCGCTACGTCCGTTCGTCCGATGGTTCGGATGATGACATCGAACATCCAAGACTTCTTTTCGAAGGATGGTTCCATCCGTATCAGCGACGGTGATAGCGCATCTGCTGTCTCCTCGATGGTCGAAGACGGCTACCTCGACTTCAACATATCTGAAATCCAAGGCGACATTGACTACCTTGTCGTAGACGGCACGCTGCCACTTGAGCCTACCCGTAATGCCGAGACATGGATCAACATGCTGAAAACACTCAACGAAACTGGCATGGCGATGGAGTACAACAGCGGAAAGATCGTTGAAGAGGCTATCCGCTCAATGGGCGTTTCTGACCTCGACCAGTTCAAGATAGGCAAAGAACAGCAAGCCGAAGGTCCAACGCCTTCTCAACAAATGATGCTGATGGAGAAAGCTCGCGGAGCATCCGTACAGCCTCAGCAGCAAGTTGAGAATGAAGTTCAGAAGGGCAACCTCGTTCCGATAGGAGATAAGCGATGAACTCGAACAGCCGAGTATGGGCATCACAAGTTGACAGCGTGACCCGCGAATACGTCAACGCTCGCATCAATGAAGAATTAAAACCAATTCGGGACGACATGACCGCTCTTCGCAGTGCATTGTTAGGCATACGCGAAGGTTCTCAAGGCGATGTCGGCCAGCTTACCGCCCGCGTTAATGACGTAGAGGAGCTTCTTCGGATGTCCTCATCTCGGGTTGCAAAGCTACGTCAACTGGCAAACGAGGAGTAAACGATGGCACGCACGCGCGTCCCTTCAGAACAGTTAAACTTCCGCTCCGCTAACACGGGGATACATCTTCTTGATACCTATCTCGAAGATGCGGAGATGGGCGACCTTACGCTTGCTCAACTTATGGGCAAGCTGTTCGACGAAGTGACCGGCGAGATCGACGCCTTTACGTTTACCTACGACAGCACTAGCGGCGCTGAGAAGATGAACCTTCAGATCGGTGAGGGTGGGGCGATTACTGAGATTGCTTCATTCACACAGCTCTTCTCAGACCTAAACTCTTTCAAAACTACAGCCCTTGCCGACATGGAAAGCAAGCGTGCTGACGCAGAGGCTAGTGCTTCTGCTGCCGCTACTTCGGAGACGGACGCCCAGACTGCGCAGACCGCTTCTGAGGCTGCTCTTGCCGCCGCGCAGGCAGCTCGTAACAGCGCTCAGACTTACGCGAACCAAGCGTTCCAAACAACACCAACGGTCATCGCACAGGGCATTCTTCTCGCACAACTGCACGGCGACCTTTTTGACGGGAGTACCCTATAATGCCAAGCATTTCAGTTGCAGACCAACAGGCCTTAGCCGACCAGTTAAGCACGCGCCTAAACGGCTTGGATGCTTCTACACCTAACGCTGATCTCGTTTATCTCTCAAGGATGATCGAAATCTTCAACGGCAACGCGAACCTCTCTGCGGTCTCCGCCGAGGGTACAGCTCAGATCGCTGCCGTTCAATCTTCTAGCGCGGATAAGACTGCCTTAGTTACGGCAGAAGGCGCTACCCAAGTTGCAGCGGTACAGGCTGCATCTACAACAGAGCAAGCCGCTCTTAACGGACTACAGACAAGCATTCAGTCGGCTCTCAACGCCTATCAAATGTCTCCGTCCAAAGTCTACTTCCTGTCACAAAGTTAAGAGGATAACATGGCAAACGGATTATTAGGAAAGAAAGTCGTCGGAAGTCGCGATACGGAAGTTGTTTATACGGTTCCGGCATCCCGCGTTTCGACAATGAATGTAAACATTGTTAACAATGGTTCTGAAACTGGCAACGTATTCCTTTACGTTTCAGACAAGAATTACCAAGCTGTTGACTTTGAGGGTTACACACCTCTCGATGATAGCTGGACGCTGGACGCGGAAGACTACTTAGATATTGTAGGCTTCGACCAGTCCTCCTTGATGGCTACCTTGAAGAACACATCTCGCGACGTGACAAACACAGGCACAGTCGATGTTGAGGTTACTCGGAAGATTTCAGTGGACAACACTGCTGGAACCATGACGGTTTCCGCTGTGAACGCCGCACAGAATGGAATGCCTTTGCCATTCCTTGACGACACCGAATGGTATGTCCGTTCCGCTAACAATGGTTATGTTTACACCCTTGCGAACTTCTTATCCAACGGCGGCGGAACACAAAGTGCAAGCACATGGGGCCAAAGCGCGACTGACAACAATCGTTGGGCTACCAACGTAGATGGAAAGACTGGCCTCTGTTATGTGAACGGTACGCCTGCGTCTGGTTCCACGACAGTTTCGTTTATTACTGACTACCGCCGCAAGGACCAAGCAACTTACACAAACACGAATTGGGCCGCTGGTGCTATCTCTAGCTGCGTGGGCATTAAGACAACGGGTGAATACTTCCTTACTGGTGTTGTTTTCGGTACTGTCTACATTTCGTCTAATGGCAACCCAACAACCACAACCATGTTGCAGAACTCTCAGTTCTCTCTCTCGGCAGTTTCAGCCGCAGCGGGCGGTATCATGGTGGGTGCTACAGCATGTGAAGGCGGGTCTGCTGGATCGGGCTACATCTACATGGCTTTGTCTTCTGATAAAGTTATCTACTCGACTTACGACGGCACCACTGCGGTTTCGTCTACGACTTCTGATTGGGAGTACGCATTTGACTTCCCATCGGGCGTCACTTGGGAAGACCTCGTAGATGTGCGTTGCGGTAGTGCAGCAAACGAATTGCTCTTAGTTACCGATAAGAAGGTATATCGCACAGTCGATCTGGGTGTCACTTGGACTAACACTCCTAACGCTGGCACTATGCCTTACAAGATTACAGTCGCGGCTGACGCCGCTGGTGCTAACAAGTACAACGTGAACAGCATCCTTGCTGGTGAAGTTGAGTTGATCCGTGGCCGCACATATCGTTTCTATGTTCACGATAGTACCGTCAACACGCATCCATTCTTGTTCTCCACAACCGAAAACGGAACTCATGCGACGGGTGGGGCAGCTTACGACACTGGCGTAACCTACTACCTTGGCGACCCAGATGATGATGGGGATACGACGCAGAAGTACGATACTGCTTCTGACTACACCACGAACTTCGCCACCTACAACGGCCAAGTAAGGTTTGTAGAAGTTGTAGTAGCTTCGGACGCGCCTGATACGCTTTACACTTATTGCCATACTCACAGCGGTATGGGCTTCAAGGTAAACGTAGCAGATGCGCCGACCACGGCTCCAAACGATGATGAGACAATCATGGTCGCAGCCTCGATTTGGGCAACGGCAAGCGGTGACGTAACCAAGAAGTTTGATCTCTTTAAGAACGGCGAAACATACAGCCGTGAAAAGCGGTTCTTTGAGCTTCCCGAGGTAGACCTCTACGACAAAGCTGGACTTGGATCAGGTGCTCTCTTGGAGCGCACTGCAATCATGGCGTCTGCTGGTGAGCAAATCATCGTCAAAACATCGGGCGAAAACGTAGTCGTCCGAGTACATGGAATAGAGGAGTAATCTCATGGGTCGCACACTTATCGGGGGTACGGCTGTAGCTACAGTCGCGCCCACACCAGCAGCAGCAGCAGGCGCAGCAGGCGCATCGGACAGTTCGGACCCTCGCAAAGAAGGTCTGCCAATGTTTGCAACTTGGACGATGCACGACGACAACTTTCGTGGCGTCCAGTGTGCTACTTACGATAGCAACCAAATGCAGACGAATAACCCTTGGGCTTACTCTCTCCATAGTAGCCCCGGTTCTAATTACCACGGCGGGGTAATGACCGATAAGTTTTTTGGACGCGACAGCGACAGGCCATCTTGGTATCGCACGAACAGTGAGACAAGCACTAATAGCAACAGCTATATGATTGCTCGTACTCAAGAAAACTGTCACTGGCCCTCTGCACATTCGATGAATATTGGCCCTACGGGCCAGTTCGCTTCTAATGTTATTGACAACCAGAACCACCGCATTCGAGCGCACTGTTACGCGACCACTCAGGTTCTTCCCGAAGGTGTCCGTCCTCGTATTTTCTTAGGTAGCTTCAACTCAAAAATATATAGAACACAAGCTCCAGCAGCAGGCGCACGCTATGGTGTTGGTGGGCAAGAATTCGAGTTCTATGATGCTGAAATGACGGCAGCATTCCCTGATCTAGCCAACCGCCGTTACGGTGATAGCTACGGCATGTCTGGCTACAATGAGAAAACTGGCTACTATGTCTTGTTCACCAAGACCTCTAACGGCAATGTCGATATGTTCAAGTGGAAGATCGGTGCTGAATACCGCCTTACTGACCCGAAGGTAAATATAAAAGAAGCCTTCCTCAACGCGACTGATTTTGAATATCGTCAGATGGACAGTGCGAGGAACCTTTCAACTGGTGAAGGCTACTATCGTGGCACTATTACTGTTGGTGACAATGGTTACTGCCGCTGGACGCGAATGCAGGAAAGCGACAGGATACAAACCCACTTGTTCCATTTGGACAGTTCGGTAGCCAGTAGTTTCATCCACTCTAATACGCCTGACAGCACGGGTGAAAATTACGGTGCGCAGAGCAGCAACTACAGCTATTATATGAGCTTAACCACCTCGTATGGTTACGAACAAGGGCAGAGCCATATCGGCATACAGTATAATTCCACATGGGACAACAAATGGCATATGCACTTCTGTCAATACTACTATTACGGCTGTGGCCTAATGGCTTACGTTACCAGCACAGCCGACCCGCGTGTTTGCTATAGAATAGAAAGTCAAAACAGTAGCTATGGCATTTCTCCTATTGCATCGGGTACAACTGGTTTTATCCTTAGTAGGTCTCAAAACTCTGACGGTCAAAACCATTACTGGCATAACTTCAATATGTTAGGTGCGGCGACGACATATGAGCAGATCGCGGCTAATACCACTGCTGGTATGACTTACCCCAGAGGCAAGCTATTCACCTACACCAATGTTAATCTTACGGGGAATTACCAAACCATCCCCCAAACTGACCAAGGCGGTTTAGTTCCGTCTCACGGCTATCACTCCACCAACTACCCTGCGATGTTGAACGTAAACTGGTGGCCCACTAAAGACGGCATCATGCAATACCCAGGAGAATACTAATGACTAGATACGCGATGGTATGGACCGAGGAAAATAAAATCACCCTGATCGGTGACGATATTGAGGCTATGGATGGTCATACTCTCTTGGAGTTACCAGCCGACTTAGAGCCTTGGCGTTTTTCGGTGGATGATGACGGTGATCTTGTAATCGCCTATGAGGGAGAGGACACCGAAACAGCCCTTGCCAGCCTTAAAGCCGATCAGGCGGCGTCTAAAGCCGTCAATGAAGCCGCAGCCGCCGAAGGTAGGATTGATGGCGACTAAGCGCGTCAACAAAAAGTCTATGCCGTGCAACAAGCCTCGCCGTGCGGCGGCGGGGTCTAGCAAAAAGTCTGTTGTGAAGGCGTGTTCTGGCGGCAAGGAAAAGATCATTCGTTTTGGTGACAAGAAAATGTCCATCAAGAAAGGCACCCCTGCCCGTAAAAAGTCTTACTGCGCAAGGTCGGGCGGGATCAAAGGTACTAGCAACAAGTTGAGTGCAAACTACTGGTCACGAAGAGCGTGGGACTGTTGAAATGGGCGACCTCAAAGTACCCCTCGCCTTGGTTCTTGCAATGGCGGCACAGCTTGTCGGTGGTGTTTGGTGGATCAGTGAACAGGCCCATAGGATCGGACAACTTGAGGTTCAAGTTTCGTCTATGAATGCAGACATCGGCCAACTGACTTTAAACACTAACAGTCTGATAACCTTTGCTACTTTCACTGAAAACAGATGGGCAGAGGCGTACACAGACGACATGACTTATGTACGGTTATTTGGAAGTAAAGACCCAAGGGGGGCGCAATGAGTTTATACAAGAACATGAATGCTCGCAAGAAGGCTGGAACCAGCCGAACTAAAGCGAAGTCAACCGTTTCCCCGAAAGCCTACAAGAATATGCAAAAGGGCTTTCCCAAAAAAAAGGTGAAAAAGTAATGCCGACAGTTGGAAAAAAGAAATTCCCGTACACCAAGGCCGGAAAGATCGCAGCCAAAAAGGCTGCTGTTAAGACGGGTAAGCCTGTCAAGAAAAAGAAGGGATATTAGCATGGCTAAGTCTCCCTTGAAAAAGAAAGGTTGCTCAACCGTTATGGCGGGAAAGCCCATTCTAAGAAAGTAGAACACCCTCACCATGAAGATTAAAAATCAAATTAAAACCCTAATCGCCCTAAACGAAAGCAGCGGTTGGTCTACGCTTAACGAAGTTATGAAAGAGGAAGTCCTCCAATTAGCTTTGAATATGGCTCGCTCCAAAGAGATGTCTCAGCAAGAGATGGATTTTCACAGGGGCGCAATATGGGCGGCGGAGCAAATGCTCAACTTACCCTCTCGGCTCATCCTCAAACTAGAGGGTGAGCTTTCATTCGAAGAAGCACCGTCCCGCCAAGGCCGGACAGAAGGAGAATAACATGGAAGATCAATTAGCACGCATGGCAGCGAAACAACTAGGCGGGCCAGCGCCAGCTCCCGCAGCTCCAGCTAAACCAGCCGAGGCACCCACCACAGTACAGGAAGCCGCAGAGCAAAAAGGCTCACCTAAAACTGAAGGCGACCGCGTACAGCAAGACCCGCTTGTTTACAAAGTTAAGATGGGCGATGAGGAACGTGCCTTAACACCAGAACAAATTTCATCGACGTTCTCTCGCTACAAAGACTTGAACTATCGCAATGCCCAAATGAAGCCTATCAACAGCATTGCTGAAAAGCTGATGGAAACATCTGGCGGAAGCCCTGAGCAAATTGCCAAGCTGATGCAAGCATCCTTGGCGGCGTTTACTAAGAGCCCTCAGATGGGGCAGAACCGCCCAGCGCAACAAGGCGTAGCTAACCCACAGCAACCTAGCCCCGGTGCTATGCAGCCGGACATCGAAGGCGAGTTTGCCAAGTACGAAGATGACAACGCGATCTCTTTACCTCCGGGTTATCGTGAGGGCATGGATCGCATTCAGCGCATGGAGCAACAACTTCAGCAGCAAATGGGCGCAATGAACCAAATCTTACAGCGTAGCCAACAAGGTGCGCAGCAAGGAATGAATGCAGCTCAAGGCGCACAGACTGATCGCAATACTGCCATCAAGCAAACCATTGCTAACAACCTTGACCGAGCGCAGCAACAAGCCGGACTTCCTGATGAGGAGGGTAAGAACTTCATGAGTTACGCCGGAGAGCGCGGCTACACCATTGAAGATTTTGCGGATGCGTCTCTTGCGTCTAAAGTAATTAACGACTTCAAGAACGAGCGCAACACTCCAGAGTTTGCTCGCTTGCAGGAAATGGCGTCTCGCCGAGAAGCCTTCCTTAAAAACCAATCGGGCGGTCCCACCTCTTCTGCGGGGTCTCTCGGCGGTGACGACACTCTCACTCGCTTGGGAGCTCAGGCGTTATCTAAGAACATAGCGGGCGTTCGTTAAAAAAACTGCACGAGGGACGACCACAAAGTCACCCTCGTGCATATTTGTTTTACACGGTGAGCGCTACGGCCCTCTTAGCCGGGTAAACATGGGACTAAGGATACGGCTGCGTGACAATCCGAGCCGAAATCTGATGGCCCTCGCAAATGAAACTATAGCTGAAAGGATATACCCATGGCTGGTATTCAAGGCTTGCGGGGCACAGGTACGTTCGACGTAGACTTCCGCCCTAAAAATTATCGGGAGCTTTTTACGCTCTTGGAACCAAACGGCAATGCACCCCTCAACGCATTGTTGTCAATGACTTCTTCTGAAGCCACTGACGATCCCGAGTACAAAAACTTTCGCGACGAACTTCCTGAGCGTAAGTTGACCGTAGACGGTGCGGTAGCTTCGGCTTCTACAGCTACGATCACTACGGACGCTGGCAATGACAATATGTTCGCTGTTGCTGGTACTATCTTGGTAAACTCTGCAACTGGCGAAGTAATGCGAGTTACTGCTGACAGTACGGCCACTGGCTTGACTGTTGAGCGTAACATTGGCGGCACAAGCCACACTATCGCAGACGGCGCCGCTCTCTTCATCTCAGGTTCAGCCTTTGAAGAAGGGGCATCTAGCCCAACTGGCGTCAGCTTCGACGCGACAGTAGCAACGAATTATACACAAATTTTCCGCACCGCATTTAAGGTGACAGAAACTTTGCGTGCAACTAACTTGCGCACTGGCGACAAAGAAGACGAGATGGCTACAAAGGCACTCAAGCTCCACATGCAAGACATTGAACGCTCAATGTTTTTCGGTAAGAAGCATGAGAGCAACGGTTCGTCGGCACAGCCACGTCGATTTACTGGCGGCTTGACTAACGCTATCTCAAACGTACTGGATCGCTCTACTGCTTCTGGCGTTATGACTGAGGATCAGTTTGACCGCGCATTGATTGAAGACATCTTTGCATTCGGTTCCAAACAGAAAATCATGTTCTGTGGCGCTAAGGTTGCTGGTCACTTGCAGAAGTTCGGCAAGGACCGTTGGGCACCGACTGTCGTAGAAGGGGCTTACGGGGTCAATCTTACCTCTTATAACACCTTCGCGGGTGATTTGATGGTGCACCTGCACCCTCAGTTCCGTCAGGTTCCGGGCATGGAGAATGCGGCGATTATCATCGACTTCCCATACCTCAAGTACCGCTACCTCGACGGTCGCGACACGTCTCTACTGCGTGATCGCCAGAGCGCTGATGAGGATGCAGTCAAGCACGAGTTCCTGACCGAGTGTGGTTTGGAAATGTTGCAAGACAAAACTCACGCCTACATCAAAAACTGGAACGACATCGCTGCCTAAGCGATAATCCAGACGGTGTTAAGGGGGCTGCTTCGGTGGCCCCTTTTTTCATGTGGGACGACAGTAAAGCTCTTTCCGACCATAAATAGTTAGAACCACTCAGGAGACTTCAATGGCACGCAAACGCGCACGCACAACTACGGGTCACTACCAAGCAGATGATCCATCAACGCCAGATGTAAACGAGGCATTTGAACAGGAAGAGGCTCCCAAAGAACCTTCTCCTCGCACAAAGGCTCGCCAGAAGAAGGCTCCGAAAAACGAAAACAAATCTCAATTCGTTTTCTACGTTTCCTCCGAGCCTGAGAACGGAGCGTTTGACCTACGGATTACAGACGATGTTCGTGTCTCTGGTCGCTGGGACGCAGAACGCTCTTACGTTCACTGGCGTATTCCGCGTGACGTATCGGAGCTTGCGAAGCTGCACCACCATATTTGGTCGGGCCGTATCATTTGTTGTGAGGACGAATAATGGTTGAGAAGAGCGTACAAAAACCTTTCGCAGCGGGCCTAGAGAAATTTAGCCCGCTTGAAGACTTAGTGCGCTCGGCTCTTGTTCGGGCTGGCAACTTCTCGCCATCTCGCGTTGACGGCGAAGTCATGATGATGATGATAGAGCTCGCTAACCGCGTGGTCGAAGATATTCGGAAGCACCCATATCATGATGGGTCAGACATAGACTACTACAACGACCCAACCGAGTTTCGCAAAATTCCCGACATGATTATGATTGACGGTCTTACTTCTCACTACTTGATCCAACAGGGATCAGAGAAGGCCATCATGTTCTTGCAGATGTATCAGGCTACAATGACTGACACCCTGCTTACAAGAATGGATGGGAACAAGCGTTATTTCGCTAAGGTCATGGATGGCGGAAGTAACTCAAGGTATAACTGATGGCGAGACTTACCTACGCACCCATTGCAATAAACTCTCAAGCCACGACCTACTATGGGTTTCGTGGCATTGATCGTTCGCGTGATATTACAGCAATGGAGCGCCAGAAAGAGCAAAACTTCTGGCTCCTAGACAACTGTTTTGTTGACTATCGAGGTCAGCTTATTCGCGATCCTAAATTCTTTTTACACAGTGGCTCCAACCGCTTCCCTGTAAAAGCGTTGCGTTTCTATAACCGTGAAGGCGTTGTCTTTGCGGAGGAAGACGCAGCGGAGACGCACCTTGCCTCAGATAGAGGACACCGAGTTGACGGGGCTTTCCCCAAGGACGCAATCGTCACAATGACGAACTTCAAAGGCAAGGTGCACATTTTCTCAGATGATACTCGGATGTACCGCTACGACGGCTTTGAGTTCTCTACGTCTACGGCTTCCATTAAGCCTAGCTTCGGAGTTCCAATCCAGCGGCGTCTTGCGGTTTCTGGCTTTAAAGATCGCCCTACGACCATTGAGTTCTCTCGTGTAGATAACCCGGATATTTTCTTGAAGGAGGAAGCTCCTACCGAAGAGGTTACTCGCGCCAGCTTCATCGACATCTCCAACCTAATCGGTACTGCCGATGAGATCACGGGTCTTGGTACTTTTGAAGCCAACCGCCTAGCGGTTTTCACCAAAGACCAAACGCTTGTTTACGTTATCGACCCGGACTTCGAGCAGTGGCAGCTAGATAGCAGGGCAAACTTGCGCATCGGTTGCATTGGGCACAACACAATCGTGAACGCTGGATCAGACCTTCTTTTCTGTTCTCGACGCGGCATCCACTCAATTATGCGTTCTGAGCAAAACGGTATTACAATTGCTGAAGCGTCTTTGTCCGATGAGGTCGAGACGCTGTATCAAGAGTTGGTCAAGAGCACACCTGACCCTCGTATGATCTCAGCGGTCTATGACCCTGACGCATTGGTCTACCACATATTCTTCCCGAGACCCGGCGGCACTCAAACCGTTCGGCTGTCTATGAACTTCCGGGCGGGCTACGAGATGCGAAACTTTCAGCTTGGCGACACTCTATTGCCGCGCTGCGGCACGTTTCTGGGTGGTCGCTTAATGTTCGGCACGGCTGATGGAGTTTATGAAGCTACGGACCGTGCCTTCGAACAGGACACGGGCATCGCTGATCTAAGACGTTCACCTATGGTTGCCGAAACTCCTGTTTTGTGGCTTGGCGACTTTATAGGAACAAAGAGAACACACACTCTAGTTCTCCAAGCCACAGGCAAGGGGCGTTTCTTTATCGACGCCGTAGACGAAGATGACCGACCGATGGGAAGTATAGAGGTCAACCTAGACCGCTTGCCCGGCGATCCTCATTGGGGCGATGCGCCCTTGAAGTCCGACTACACATTTCCATTCAATCACTTGTTTCGTGGCGTTCGTCTTCGCTTCCGAACAGAAGAGCAAGATGTAAACAGCGAAGTAACCATCATCTCGTTCGCCTTTCTAATGCACAAGGAGCGCTAAAATGGCCCGTCTAAAGGTTCTATATCCCGGCAACCACACGTCTAGCGGCAATATCGGCGCTGACATTGAGAACATTGTTCGTTATCTCAACTCTTCTGAGCTGGGCGACAGTACCCTATCCGAGCTTATGCGAAAGCTATTCGATGGCGAAGGCATTTTAAAAGCTCCCGTGGAGCTCCGTAATGATCCCATCCAAGGCTTGCAGTACCGCGTGGGTGAATACACTGAAGCCGAACAAGGGTGGCAAGCTCTCGCGACCGTAGCTGAGATACGAGGCGCAGCAGGTAGCGACGTAGGTACAATCGGCGCTCCACTGTTCTCTGCCCGACAAGACTTGGTTATCGGCGCTGCTGACGAAAACGGCGTTGTCACTTATTCTGCTGGTGCGGTAACATTCAATTTCATCCACGAAGCAGCGGATGCTATTGTAATATACTTAAACGGCGCCTTACTTGCAGCCGCCGACTACACCAGTTCCGCCAGTGCAAATTCAGTAACGCTTAACGACGCCACTGCTGATGCTGATGTTCTTACTATCTACAAAGTACAAAGCGCCAACGACAGCGGATTTACTCGCCAAGACGTAGCCGCAGGCCAATCTCAGGCGGTGTTCCCTTTTGTTCACAGCGAGGATCAAAAAGTCTTGGTGTACCGAAATGGCGTATTGCAGCGTTCCGGCGGTACGAACGACTACACTCAACAGCCTGCCAACTCCACAATCACATTCACGAGCGCCTTGATTGAGAATGACCTAGTAACATTCATCATCGTAGAAGATACTTCTCAGGTTCGGGTCTCAGGCCTAATGACAGAGGATAAGTTCACCAACTCAGATGGGCTTATTCCTTATCAAAAGTTAGCCGTACAGGATGCAGAAATTCCCCGCGCTAAAGTAGAGGGTGTAACGGAACTTCTCGCCAACCGTGGCAGAGTTTACGTTTCGGCCTCGGAGCCAGCGTATGCAAACGCTGGTGACTTTTGGGTGGACACAGCCTCTAGTCCAAACGTCTTAAAATTCTACAACGGTACAGGCTGGCTCCTTACTTCACCTGACACAGGCATCCCTGCCTTCGGCACAACCAACGCTCTCCAGTTCTTGCGTATTAACTCTACGGGCGGTGGTCTTGAGTTTGCTAACGTAGACTTTACTGCTGTTGTTCCAAAGACTTATATTGGAGCTGCCGATGGCGTAGCGGGTCTCGATAGCACCGGGCGACTTCCGATTGCGCAGCTACCCGATACCTTCGCCACTCGTTCGTTCTTCTTCAAGCAGACTGGCTCCGTAGGCAACGGCGCCTACACTATCACCCGCGCATTCAAGCAGAATGTAAGGATCGACGCTATCGCCGCCAAGTCCACTTCGGGCACTGCAAACATTCAAATGAAGATCAACGGCATCAATGCTGGTGACGTTATCCCGGTTAGTTCCGCTCTTACCGAGCAAAACCTATCCGCATCCATTGCTATCGACGCAACAACTACCTCCCGTGAGGTGGCTTTCGAAGTTACATCCGCAAGCTCTCTTACAGATATAGAGGTAACGCTCGCGGCGGTTATCACCAACGTCTAAGATAGGGGCACCTAATGTCACAAGACCTAAGCCCACAGCAAATGCAAGCTATCGCAAAACATATGTCCGAAATGGGCAGGAACGGCGATAGCCAGCTAATACACGTTATGCCTGAGGAGGTTAAGTTCCTTGAGAAGATTGGCGGTGCGGGCACCGTCAATCCTCAAACGGGCTTGAAGGAGTTTAATACCACTCAAGATAAGATCAATTCTGCGCTCAAGGAGAGTGGTGGAGAGTGGACTTCGGAGATCAACGATCTCGCGAAGGAGCGTGACGCCGATAAAGGTCAGGTCTACAATTCCAGTACGAAGACCTATACGTCCACTTCCAATAACAACAGCAGCTCTAACAATAGCAGCTCTGACAATAGCAGTGGCACCAATACTATTCGCCAAAGTATCGCGAACACCTTTACGCCCAACGACGGGATGAAGTACGTCAATGGCGTTCTAGTTAACGAGAATGGTAGCCGGGTTAATAGTAACACCTCGTATCAAGACGCGGCCAACCTTTCGACACCAAACGACGGTAAGCAGTATGTTAACGGCCAGCTAGTCAACGACGACAATCAGCCCGTCAATGGAAACCACGAAAACATTTTCTCCACGGCTTTAAACGTGGTCGGTCTCATCGCCAGCCCCGCAGCGTTCATTACATCCAAGATCATTGGTAACGTGAAAAATTCTCTTATGGATGGCTCTAGTAATCTGAGCGGTGCAACGCAAAGCTCAAACAACCCATACGTTCACTCGACCAATAACGATGACGACAATCGCAGGTCTAGTTCCGCCTCTACTGCTACGGCAGAAACAGATACGAGCTCAAACAGCGATACCGACACTACGGCTTCAGAAGCAACGGAGCTATCTACGGAATTTGGCTACAGCACCACAAGCAACTTCAGCTCTAGGCTAAATGGCACCAGCTTGATCGAATACGACTATACAGACGGCACCGGGCAAAAGGTTGGGACTTACAACGGCAACGAAAAGCCATTCCACATCACCACGTCAGCCGAAAACTCTCGTGCATATGCGATGACAGAACAGGGCTCCAACATGATTGAGCAGTTAGTATCACAACTGCCAAGGGATGTAATGGAGCAGCTTCAAGGTAACGTATCAATGTTTACGACAGCCGATAACAAGGTGGCTCTCGTAGCTGGAGATCAACAAACGGGACTTGTTGAGGCTACCTACGACGCAACCAAGGATGGCTACACTAACGCAATGAACGATGTGGGGGCAATGCTCGAGTATGCTCGCGTTGAAAATGACACTAATATCGACGCAGGTTATATGGGCCGTGTTTCTTCGTATCAAAGGTACAAAGGGTACGAAACTCCGGGCCTACAAATCGAAAGAAGTAGACTGATGATAGAGTTGCAGGACTACGACGAAGGTAGCCCGCAATACAACTCAGCAATGACAGCACTTGCTTCATTGGACCGAGAGATACAGCGGCGCACTCGTGACGGAAGTGAGGTTACGACTGCATACTCTGTTGACGGCGTTACAGAGCAAATCAGTCAAAGCATTAGGGACGAAGTGGCGTAAGGGACGACCGCATATGCGATCTGTCCTTATGATCTAAAATAAGCACTTGAGAGGAAAGTACATGGCATTTTCAACAGAGGTCTTCGGACCCAACACAGGTAAGTCCATAAAGGCCCGTAAAGAGGCGGCGCTTATTGGCGACAAACTCGCAGATGAGGGCCGTAACGGCGATACAATGATGGTTCACGCATCTCCATTTACGATGAAGTTGCTGCAAGACATAGGTGGCGCAGGCTCCTTCAATCCCAAAACTGGAATGCTCGAGTTCTATAACGTGGATGAGATGATGAAGAAGAGATTAGGCTACTAGCCATGTCTAAGTTTCGCGATGCTCTTTCGATTTGGACAACGGATGAGACCTACAAGGATTACCGATCAGAGGTAATTAACTGGCGTCTTGTACCTGCGGATGAAAATGAGAAACTTCGCGTTTACTATAGAGAGACTGGTGAGCCCTACGCAATGTTGACCTACTGCTTCCTTAAAGAAGATGAGGCTAAGTCAATGGATTGGTGGGGCGACGAAGCCTTCAGCCGCGAAAGCGGCGATCAATTATGGGTGATCGACATGATTGCTAGCGGTGGAAAAGACGACGTTTTGGCTGTCTCAAAGGACATAAGAAAGTTCTTCTACGAGACATATCCAGAGTTCGAGACAGTCTACGCAATGAGAGGAAACGGTAGCCGCCGAGGGTGGTATCCAAATAAGGGTCTGAACACATGAACACTTTCGCACAACTGATCGGCTTGAGCAAAATTAAACCTCAAATTCTCTACGGCGGCGGTGGTGACAGCGGTGGAGGAGGTGGTGGCGGTAACGACGATAAACCATCTCCAGCTCCAGCTCCAACTGTCTTTAAGAATGATTACAGCGACCCTTCCAATCCGAAGCTCGATACTTCGTCGGCTGTCTCCGCGCGGCGCAACGACAGCAACAATTCTAGCAGCTCTAATAACTCCAGTTCGGCCAATGCTATGACAGTAGGACCAGCGCCAACACAAGCTCAAAAAGATAGCGGCGGCAGCAAGGGTGGGGGCTCTAAACCTGCGCCTAGCAGCGTTACGGTTGGCGCGGGCGATACCCTTTCAGAGATTGCGGAAGCCAACAACACGTCTGTTCAATCTATCATGGAACAGAACAACATTACAGATGCGAATAAGATTGCGGCTGGCGCAACTCTTAATCTTAGCAATACTACACAAGGTGCGAGTACATACGCTGGCGGTGTAGGCGCTACGCCAGTTTCTTCTAGCTCCAGTAACTCCAACAGAAGCAGCGCAGACGATTACTTTGCCAAGCTACAAGCGGCAGGCGAAGCCGATCAGAGTGCGCTAGATGCAGTAGCGGCTCCGTACACACCTGTCGCCTCTACGCCAGCGACCGTATCTGCGGTTAACGAATACTACACGGGCGGGGCTGGCGCTGCTGGCGCAACCTCTGCCGTAGATTACAGCACTACGAGCTCTGGCAACAATTATGTGGCGGCAGCTCAGGCTGATGACAACACTGGCGGCGTCGAAGGCAATAGCTTCGTAGAAGCTGCGATAGTAAACCCTTCAGCTAATCCTACTGTTTCAAATAGCGGTACAGAAAACATAGAAGTTGGGGCCGTAAATGTACCCGGAGCTCCGGGTCAATTTGGTGCTGGATACGACTATGCGGAAGATGAGCTTAGTGCACTCGATCAGATTGCCGAGACAAATTTCAATAATAACACATCAGGCATATATGAAGCTTTGAAAAATTCTCAAAACACAAACACAGACAGTTTGTATTTAAACGGGGACAGCGTTCTAGGAGCGGGCGCGTATGCTCAGGGGGATCAAACCCAAAGCATAGACTATATAAGCACGAACTCGGGCAACAACTTCAACGAAGCTGCGGAAGCGGATACTGGAAACCTTGGTGCTGATACAAGTTCCCTTAGCGTGGACTTGACTGGTCAGGATAAGTTCAGTGGTTACGACAATGGCATCTACTTCCAGAACGGGGTGCCGTTGAATGGATACCGGGATGGCGTCTATTACTACAAGGGCCAAACCTACAACAATGGCTCAGATTACACCGCCGCTAAAAATGCAGACGAAGAGACCGTAATGTCCCAAGAAGTCACGGGCACTGGCACAACCAATACTGGTACAAATACTGGTACAAATACTGGTACAAATACTGGTACAACCAACACAGGCACGACCAATACGGGTACAACCAACACAGGTGCAACTAATACTGGCTCAACAAATACGGGCGGTGGTGACACCAATACGGGTGGCGGTGATACCAACACCGGCGGAACTGTAACTAATGAAGAAGCCGAAACTGTCACGGAAGTAATCACAGGTGGCACTGATGAGGCTGATGTAGATGGATCAACCACCACGCCTTATACGGGCGATGATGGCTTGATCTATAACGCGGATGGCACCCTCTATGAGGGTGAGTACACCTACAACGGCGTAACATATATTCTTGCTGGCGGTGCAGTTATTGGCACGGCAGGCGTCGAGATAGATTATCAAGGCGGTGGGTCGACAACAGCGGGCGACGGGTCAGCGGGCGGCGCTTCGGGCGACGCAGCTTTTGTAGATACAAACCAAGACGGTGAAATATCTTCACTTGAGCAAGAGATCGCAAACTTGCGGTCGCAGTTAGCCCAGCTCACAGGGGCGTCCACTAACGAAACATCGGGCATGACGCGAGAAGAGATAATATCTGCAATCAACTCTGCGATGCAGAACTATAACTCGAACAACTATGATCCTCTCGCATTCCAAAACGCATTTGGCTTTTCAACTAACCCGACTTTCTTTGGGAACACGATCTCAACCATGTCTCAAGATGGTGTTTACAGGCGTCAAGCGGTTAAGGATCGCGACACTGGAGAAATCCGCTACGTCAATGTTCCTATCAATCCTCAAGGCGGTATAAACTCCTACCGCAAAGAGCGCCGTGGTGGTTTTGGTAGCTTAATATAAGGAAGCCGCTATGAGCTTTTCATCAATAATCGACGCAATCACCGATAACCCTCTCGATGCTATAGAGGGCATTCTTAAAATCCGAGGGGCGGTGCAGTCCAATAACGCTGCATCTGCCGCTGGTGACGCGAGCGCAGAATTAACTGCGGCTGAGATTGACAGAAATAATGAGATTGCAGCTCTGTATGCAGAGGGCGGCACTCAGCTTGAAGAAAACATTCGGCGCTTACTGGACGA